AAGTATATCTCACAGGGTTAGCTGCACCACGTTTGCGAAGCTTGTTAGGAACACGCTTGCCAACATATAATTCTTTAATTTCCTCAGATGCTTCTCTACCATTGAAACCAATACGTCCAGGCATATTTTCAGAATCGGGAAAGTTTTCTGTTTTAACATCTAGCCACTCATCGGCTACAAATGCTGCTACAATTAAACCTTTTACAGTTGCTAGAATTATTTCTGCTTCTTCAGCTTTTGATTTACTAAGCTTCCAAGCACGGCGGGTTGCTTCGTACAATGATGTTTGCGAAGCGCTTATGTTGATGTTTATCAATAATGCTTTATGCTTAAAAACTGCCTCTTCAGCAGAATATTGACGAATAATTTCATCAGCATGCATGACTCCATATTCATTAGCACCTGTACCGGAAACAATATTGGTGAGACCCGGATAAGCATCAATGAGAGCTGCTTCAACTTCAAAGGCTGTCTTTTCATCCATACCATGGCGGTGAATAACGTGAGCGACCTCAAAACCGGCCAGTCTTATTTCTCGAATACGTTTCATTTTGTTGTCAATATCGTCGCCGTCAAGATTCTCTTCTGCACGAATATGGTAAAATACGCGATTTCCTTTCCCTTTACCGACATAAAATGTTTCCCCGTTACGTGGATCTATAAGTCGGTATACATAAGTCTTAAGTTTGTTTGAAATTTCTTCAGTAAAAATATCATCCACGCACCTTTCAAAGTTCTTCTCAAGAATCACGCAATTATCCCTATCATTTTCTTCAACAATTGTCGCAAAATAAGACCTATCGTCATTAACAACATTATACCATAAAACCATAAACAAACATATGCTAATTAAAAAATCAACAAACCCCTATCATCATAAACTGATGAACCTGTACCTCCGCCGCATCGGATCGCCCGATCAAGAGCCATAATGGTGGCAACAGCACCGTCAATTTTCTCGGTGGATTTTTCTTTGTCCGCTTTGATATTGCCTGCCGGGTCGGTGCGGATGTAGATATTGTCCATCATCCAGCGCAGAACCGGGTGACCACCGTGGGCAAGCTTCTGTTCTAAGGTAAGCTTCATGAGCTCCTTGGTCGGCGGGCTCATATCCTTGAAGCCTTGACCGAAAGGAACGACTGTGAAGCCCATGCCCTCAAGGTTCTGGACCATCTGTATGGCTCCCCAGCGGTCGAAGGCAATCTCTCGGATGTTGTACTCTTCGCCAAGTGCCTCGATGAACTTTTCTATGTATCCGTAATGCACCACATTACCCTCTGTGGTTTTGAGGAAACCCTGCTTCTCCCAAAGGTCGTAGTTGACATGGTCGCGTCGAACACGAAGTTCCAGATTGTCCTCCGGTATCCAGAAGTAGGGCAGAATATAATATTTGTCGTCCTCATCCTCGGGAGGGAACACAAGCACGAAGGCCGTTATGTCGGTGGTGCTGGAGAGATCTAGTCCGCCATAACATACACGGCCTTTCAGCATTTCCGGATCTACCGAGAAAGCACATTTGTCCCATTTGTCCATTGGCATCCAGCGTACTGCCTGCTTCACCCATTGGTTGAGACGGAGCTGGCGGAAGCTGTTTTCTTCAGCAGGGTTCTGCTTTGCGCTCTCGCAGGCGGCCTTGACCTTATCAATTCCAACTGTTATGCCAAGTGAAGGATTGGCTTTCCTCCACACCTTAGGGTCTGTCCAATCGTCGTTCTCATTGGCTCCGTAAATGACAGGGTAGAAAGTGGGATCATGTTTCCGGCCATCAAGAATATCCTTTGCCTTTTGGTGCACCTCATAGCAGATGCTGTTCGTATCGTTGCCAGCTGTGGTGATGAGAAAGTACAGCGGTTGCATCCTGGCATCCCCTGAGCCCTTGGTCATGACGTCAAACAGCTTTCTGTTCGGCTGTGTATGTAGCTCGTCAAATATCACGCCGTGTATGTTGAAGCCATGCTTGGAATATGCCTCGGCCGACAGAACCTGATAGAAGCTGTTTGTCGGAAGGTAGATTAACCGCTTGGTGGAAGCAAGCAGCTTGACACGTTTGCTCAGAGCAGGGCACATACGAACCATGTCGGCAGCAACTTCAAAAACTATGCTGGCCTGCTGGCGGTCGGCAGCGCAGCCATACACCTCAGCCCGCTCCTCACCGTCAGCGCAGGTTAGGAACAGAGCAATTGCGGCGGCAAGCTCTGACTTGCCCTGCTTTTTGGGTATTTCGATATATGCCGTATTGAACTGGCGATAACCATTTGGTTTCAAAATTCCGAAAAGGTCCCGGACTATCTGCTCCTGCCAATCGATTAATTGAAATGGCTTTCCGGCCCAGGTACCCTTTGTGTGCCGGAGAGCCTCAATGAACGCCACTGCGTAATCAGCGGAGGCTTTATCATATACAGAGTCGGCAGCTTTGAATTTCGTCGGCTTGTATTTTTTGAGCTTGCGTATATGACACATCCTCCTTCCTGAAAGTAAGCATAAGAAAAGGGAACTGCTTTAGACAGATCCCTGTGATTTGGGTATATACTACGTTTTTTCTTCGCCGGTCAATATGAAATGAGCGTAATCCTCAATATGGCCTTCCAAGTATTTTAATAGCTCATCATATTTTTCGCGCCGGGCTATTTGTTTCACGGCCTGAATATCAAACATATTTGTCTCGCCCGAAGCCCGGATGCTGAGAATTTGCTTTTTTACCTTCTCAGTCATTAGTGAGCACCTCCGTCTCCGCAGAGTCGCTGACCGCAGTACGCAGTATATCCACATCAAAGCCTGCGCTCTTGTAGCCTTCTAAAATGACACTGTAGTAATAGCAGCTTGGAGTGCCAAGCGGCCTGCCATCATTCATAATGTAGACCATCGCTTTGACAGTCTTGCCGTTCAGCTTGACCTTGATGGTTTCTTTTCTGTACAGATATGGCCAGCCTTCGTAACGGTCAAGCGCCGCCTCGTCTGCGGGAGTCAGCTCCCATACCAATACCGGTACGCCGCTGCCCTCATAAGGCTCTACTGTCGCCACAGCTCCCGCGTGCGGGCCTCTGAAAAGCAGCCGGTAGTCCTTTAACACCGTTGAACCTATAACCCGAGCCGTAGGGCATCTGGTTGCCATCTGTGTAAGGTTAAGGTTTGAGCCATAAGCCAGGTATAATATCTTTTTCATATATGTAATCCCCTTTCACCACCTAAAGGACGGTTACCCGTCCTGAGTGGTATCTCCTTTCGGCTTACCCTTTCAGGCAGCCCTGCCGAAGCGGAATGCTGCGTCGCCGGAAAGGTGTTTTGTGAGGTGCTCTCTGCAGTTTTTGAACTCATCCCCAATGAAGCCAATCCTGTTGAGGTAGGTTCTCATGGCAAATTTCTCGTTTTCGGTCTGGGGCGTCTTTGAGCTGGCGCATTTTTGTGTCAGCGCCTGGTGGTCGAGGGCAAGGGCGAGGACTATGTAGCTCCTTATCTTCCCGGCATGCAGCTCGCTGTTGAAGCCTCTCAGCTCGACCGTGTGGTTTCCGTGGAAAAAGCTGTGGAGGTTTAGAAAATGGTACCTGCTGTTGTGGTAATGCCTGTCGCGGCTCTCATAGTAGCCTTCGTACCAAAGGTCCTCAATCTGGCGCATGGTCTTGGGCTTGCGGCGGTTCATCTTGTCCACCAGGATGCTGTCCATCTTCTTGCAGAAGTGCATCCTTTCGGGATTTATGTTTAAAGCCTTGTAGAAAAGGTCGTTCTTGCTGGCAATGATGTTCACAAAGTTCCGGATACTTCTCGGTGAGTGGTCCGCTCCGTCGAGGTGTATGTGGATGCCGCAGGAGTTGTTGGCGAAAGCGCCTGCCTTGCGCAGTTGCCTGACCAGTTCCTGTAATATCTCGATGTCCTCTTGGTAGGTGAGGACCGGGCTGACCAGCTCCACGCTGTAGCTGCGGTCGGTATGTACCTTCTGCCTGCCCTGCCTTTTCTGGCAGTTGATGCTTCCGTCGCTCATCAGCTTCCAAGTCCGGCCGTCCGGTGTTGTGATTTTCTTAGTGTCGTAATAATCAC